CTTTTAGCTAGTTGATTGCTTAGTCGTCACGGCAGCCCCCCAGTTATCACTGAGACCTACGACCACTTCCGGTAGGAAGCTTAAAAAGGAAGTTAGCGAAACTCCCTAGTCGCCCGATTAGTCGGGCACTTAGGATGATTTAACCTTGCGTTACTCCACTTTGAGTGCTCAAGTTGGGTTTGACTGTCCATTGGAAAAGGGCGTGATTAGAGAAGAACCTTTGGTTACCAGCCAAAGTTACACCGAAGTGGTACTGACACCCAACGCCTGTGGGCCACTATTCTTTCAATATTATCTTTTCCAGTTTCTAGTGATTGGACGTTCTGTCCACCCTAACTCGACATGCACACCAGCTGGTGAATGTTACAAACTGCAAGTACATTGATGTCAACACATCAATGATTGTGTGGCTACTGCCACTATTTTCATCGCCGGAGAGATTCCTATCGTTTCCGAGAATACTACTCCGTCTTGTTGCTAATTGTGTTACCCTTACTGATTGACCACTCTCACAGCCCCTCCCAATCGCACTGTATGCATAATGAATGCATAAGTGCCTTTGAGAGTTTGTGCATTTTGGTGGATCAATGCCCCCGAAGCCCCGCCCGCTACTGCCGTTTCTAACGAATCGTAGAGAGTCAATAACGTATTTGCTAAGACCCCATACACGGTTGTGCCTGAGGACATAGTAATGTTAGTGAAGGATGAACCGACTGTAGTTGTGGTTGTTGCCAACGTGGTGAGTACTTTGCCGTATAGTGGCCAAGACGCCACGCCGGTTGGAAGAGTACTCGCCTCTTGACGGAAAACCATTCTAAATATCGTGCCATCTCCACCGACGAGGGCAATTGAGGCAAATGACAGGACAACTGCATCCGTGACAGCGCGGATGTCAGTGTAATCCTGAAATGTGGCAAACGTTCCATTACCCTGAGGAACAGGGATGAGTGTAGGATGGAACGTGTACAAGGGGTCCTTAAACTCAATCTCATAGTGCAGCATTAGCACTCCCGCTGACCCAGTAAAGTCAGAAAAAGCGTAACATTGCACCTCTTCCTGGATGCAGTCGTCGAGATCACCGTCAATTAGAGCATCCACAATGCTCCACTCGGAACCGCATGGAATGTCCAACACTGCCTCCTTCCACAACGGAGTGGCTACAGCATTGCCTTGAGACAACGCGCGGCTAAGGAAGGTAGTGTTAGATCCATCCAAGAACGGCTCCTTTATTGTGCGGGTCGAAGTCATAACTAGTTGGCCCTGGGATGAAGTAGGGGTAGAGGGCAAGTACTGAATGCTTGCACGAACGAATCTGAACTTTTCGTATGCTCTAGCCATGCTCCCGAGGGTTGCATTCTGGAAATAAGCGGGATTGAGTAACACGCTAGCTGCAGGTTGGTAGTTTGATGTAGCTACCGTACGCACAGTACCAGCAAAATCACCACCAATTATGGAGGTCTTATTGCCGCTGTGCTTAACCACTGGTGTTTGCATCTTGAGTGAGAACCCATAAGATGCTGGAACAGTGGTTAACTGCGTGGTGTTTGTAGCACGGCGTGCAGCTCCAGCTGCACGTGTTGGCACCGCGGTGGTGCCTCGTAAGTTTTGTTTTTGTTTCATAGATAGTCGATTTGGTAAAGTTGTGGGACTATCGGTGGTCCGGAGCAATCCTTGGGCGCCAACTGCTACAGCTGCAATTGAACGCTTAATGCTACGACCAATGTTGTCGTGATAGAACTCGATGTCGGCAGCCCTGAGATCGGTGTGAAGTGCATAGGCTGCATCATGCACCCTGCAAGTCTCATCGAATTCGTCGGTTGCTGGCAGCGAGCCTAGCACTGAACCTTGGTATTGCCCATCGGACCAACCTGGCCCACAATAATTACCGTGATAGTACATGAAAAATGGTATTGTAGTTGATGTGGCTATCGACGCCCACAGGATCTGCATAGTCGAGGGAGTAATTATCGTAGTAATTCTCCAACGCCACCTGCTCATCAGGTGTTATGCCCCACGCAACGTACACGCTAAGCCTGGCCTGTGCTGTGGGTTCCACAAAAAGCCTATCAATACCGATTCCCAACATGTGCATGCCGGAATTACGGCTCAATTCCAGGGCTACTTTGTTGTTCACCCCGTTGCCAAGCCGAATGTAACTTCGATAAAAGTTTTGCATTATTGGTATACCACCGGTAAGGCTTAAGCCACCTTTGCCGACTGCCGTCATCCATGCCATGAGCAATTTTGGACGGGACACGTCTACTACGCAAAGACTATCCTTGCGTAGAGCAGTGGCTATGTTCCTAACCATAATGATTTCACCATTGCCATACTCGATTGGACGCATCTGGCAAAACTCTATCTCAGCTAGTTGGTAGACTGGTTTCTCACACGTCATTCTAAACCCAACGTCGAGAAACCAAGCATCGAGACCATCGAGAAATTTGTCTTTATCCCGATCCTCCATCATGACGACACAATCATCTCCATTGTTCATCAGCTTGATGTCTACCTTCTTTTCCTTTGCATAGCTGTACACCATTGCACACATCAGCAGACAATTGCCAAGTGCCGTGTTCATATCACCGCTAGCTCTTCTACCAACAACCTTGTATGTTAAGTGGCCATCTTTACATCGTGCTCCTCCACGATTGTAAATTTGATGGGTCAACAGTTCGCGCAGAACCTTACACTTAAAAATGTTGTTGTACACCGAGTGCTCCCACTCAAGTGCTTCTTTACTTACATGCATATCAAACTTTACTGCATCTAGACCAATGGCAACAGGGCGGGAAAATGATTTCCATTTGCCACGCATTATTCTGCCGATTTTCTCGACATTATAACCTTTGATAACCGTGGGACCATCTCCAAAGATCTTGTCTATGGCCCTGTATATCTTGTGTTCCATCGGCTTGATGTAGGCACCAAGTCTGATATTATATACCGCGTCTCTTGGCTGAATGCAACGTGGTGCTTTCAGGGGGTTTACTTTTTCCATCTTTACGAAGGCCTTCAACCAAGAGTATTTGCGAGTCCATCCTAGCATTTCGTATCTTTCCTTGGCATTCAAGTAGATGGCTTTCTTGCGGCCTTGGTACATCTCAACAACATCGTTGAGGGAAACCGGAGCGGCATGGCCAACTAATTTAGTGACTTTGGTACGGAATGTGGATAACCTCGAGTTTAATACAGCTGCTGTCACAGCTGGGGGGGCAACAAACTCCCCATTCACTTTGCAATAATACATCCTCTCCAATAATGCGCACTCGAGAGTGGTGATATCCGCATTATTGATCCCCAAGTTGATCGAGCTCGATGCCTCTGTTAGAGAATACAGCACTCTTGGGGGTGTTAGCGCCTGGTTACGCCACACGCGCAATCTGGGATCAGTTATAGTTGACTTATGACTTTTCCCTTGTGTGGCTACCAAGCGCCCTCATGCATTGCCGGTCCCCGCCATTGACGGAGACCACATGCACGTAGCGTAAACTTCCCGGCCAACAACCCACCGAAACAACGGTGACTTGTTCTCATAAGCTAATCTCGCTTGTTGTTTGCGGATTGCTATGGAGTTGGCTAGCTGCGCTGCTTCGATGTCGATATCATCTGGAGCAAACACTAGTGGGATTACCATTTCAACGGCGCGCCGAGTATCGATGGCGCGTAGGTTTACTTCCTTACAACGAGTCTGTGCCATGTGGCGGACCGTTAGTAGGTTGGCAGGAGTGCGTGCGGGCACTCCAAGTTTCGCTTTAATTTCGTTCACTAGACTGCACACGAATGGATTTCGCTGCTTCTTGTGAACACGACGGTGCATAACAACGTCGACTGGGTCCACCTTCTTCTTGAACGGCGCTGGTGCCACCAAGGCAGCTAATGCCGCCAAGGCAGCTACAACTGTGTCCGTTAAGACTTCCATTGGACTTTGCGGTGTCTGTGGGTTGGAACTCTGCGTATGACGCAACAGGCGATACATTAGGTCAAAATGGTCTAATGTGCCGCGCTGGTTCTCTTTCCAAGACACAACTGTTCCGTTGCCCATCTCTTGAGGCGAACGGGAACTGTGGGTGGCATGCATCTGCGCTGCATACCATTTCTTCAGGTTTTCCCACCTAGTAGCTCTACAGCGTGCGGTGTCGGGGTCAATAGGGGTACTTTTATAGTAACCCTCGCACCCCAACGCCACGGCGTCATCAGTCGTATCTACATATGCCTCCAACGGCTGTAGATCGTCACTGGTGACGTTAGCGACATAACTATCGACCCAGTCTTCATCTTTCGGGAAGTACCGGCTCAATATCCAGAGGAATGGATTCATGTGGCTTGTTAGTTTGGTAAGAACTAACGGGTTGAGTGACAAAAACTTTGATTTCGA